CCCGCTGTCCTCCTGTTGGTAGGCGCCGCCGAAGCGCAGCTGCACCGCGGTGACCGAGGTGGCGGCATAGGCATCGAGCGCGCTCTGCATCAGGCCGTTGGCGCTGAAGGCCAGCTCGATCTTTTCCTGACCGAGGTCGATGTTGACCGGGCCGGCCATGCCGCCCGCCTGCAACTCCTCCATCTTGCGGCTGAGCTTGGGCAGCGTGACGCTGGCGATCTGGCCGAGCCACGATTCGCCATCCTGAAACAGGTCGAAATTCTTGAGTATCTTGGGCAGCGCCATGCAGGGAATCCTTAAGCGTTATTGGTTGCGGTGACGGCGGCGGCGAGGTCGGCAAAATAGGTGTCGGTGAAGGTCTGCCGCAGGGTCAAATCTTCCAGCGGCGGAACCGGCGTGTAGTCGTAGCTGATCGCGACCTTGCCGAGTTTCAGATCGGCGGTGGCGTTCAAGGCCGGATCGAACCAGCAATGGCCGCCCAGCAGAAAACCCTGACGGACCAGGCTGCGCAGCCGGTCGTTGATCGACTCGACCAGGTCGCGCACGAGGCTCGCGTGCATCGGCTTGTCGCTGTACTCGAATACGCCCTGACCGATCGTGTCGGCGACGACCTGCGCGGTGCGCGTGTACGACTCGAAAATGAAGTCGCCATCGTCGCAAGTGCGCGAGCCCCAGAAGCGGAAGCCGTTGCGATTGATCAGCGTGGTCACGCCGGCCTCGTTCAGCAGGTCCGCATCGGTGCCTTCGGTGAGGTAATCGAAATAGACGTCCTTATCGATACCCTGGACGCCATTCACCGGGATGTTCGACAGCACGCGATGCCAGCCGACTTGTTGATCGAGTTTCGCGCGCAAGCCCAGCGCGACGGCGATGGTTTGCGCCTTCGCCTCCACATTCTTGACGGTGTCCCAGCGGGTGAAGTCGGGCCAGATCAGCATCAGCTCGCGTGCGCCGAAACCCTTGCGGTATAGCTTGGCATCACTCACGGTGGCGCAGTCCGCGCAGCTGGCATACGCAAAGCCTTTCAGCTGTTGCGCCAGCGCCACCAGCGCGGTGGTCACGGGTTTGGTATCGAGGCCCGGCGCGCCCAGGATGCGCGGGCGCACACCGAGCCGTTGTTCCGCACCGAGCAGCGCCTTCATGCCGGTGTAGCGGCCCTCGGCATTCGTGCCGCCGATCGCGTGGCTGGTGGTGGCTTCCGCATCGACACCCTCGGCGATACGCACCACCACGACCGGACAGGTCACCTGATCGGCGATGGCCTGCAGCGAGGCGGCAAGAGTGCCTTTCGTGCCGGCCTTGGCGAGACCGACTTGCGGGCGGGTCAGCAGCGCGGGCTGATCGAGCGGATAGGCATCGGCATCCGCATCGGTCGCCGTGGCGATCAAACCGATGACGGCGGTGGAGACGATCGGCAGCGCCAGCGGGGCATCGCTGGTTTCCAGGACGCGGGCGCCGTGGTGGTAAGCAGTCGGCATAGATCAAACCTCGGAAGGGATGGAAGGGGAATCAGACGGCGCCTCGGGCCAGACGATCGGCGAGACAGAGAGGTCGAGACGGTTCAGGGCGACGCGATAGCGTTTCCATGTGATGAGCCGCGCAGTTTCGTCATCGGTGGCGATGCCGAGGTCCACGGCGTCGTGCAGCGGTGCCATAGTCGAAGCCGCGACGGCCAGCCGGCGGTCGCGCTCGCGAGCGGCTGCGGCCCACTCCTCCCCCACCGAGCGCGGCGGAGGGTCAACCAGCGTCGGCTGGCCGTCCACTAACGCAATCAGCTGCCCGCGACTCTGGCCGTCGATCAGGGCGGCGTACTGCTCGGCGGTGATCGGAATCAGTTCCTTGATCGGCGGTAGCGTGCAGGCCGGGTTCGGGACGTCGATCCGCGGTGCCAGCGCGTCGGGATCGTTGGCCGGTGCGATCCAGTCGGGATCAGGCACCGTGAGGGTGCGCGAGCCGTGGAACGCATCGCTGTAAAACCCAAGATTCGTGGGGCGGAAATAGAAGGCCATCAGTAACCCACCGCGAAATACGTGAGACCGGCCCAGTTGTTGGCGTCCTGCGAGCCCGGCCATTGCAGGAAGGTGGTGAACTGCGACGTGCCCCAGCCGGTGACCTGCGCGCTGATGTCGTAGCGGTTCCAGCCGCGTCCGCCCACGTTGTTGTTGAAGTCCGTGAGCTGGACGTGCTGGCAGGCATTCGGGAACGCCATCGGAAAACCCAGCGTCGGGCCGGTGCCTTCGGGCCACGGGCCACTCGGGCGATACGTCCCCCACTGGAAGATCAATCCGCTGGGCAGCTTCTGCCAGCCGTTCTCGCCCGCGGAGCAGGGGAATTCGGCGCGCGTCGGGCGATCGCTGAGCCATTCCATCAGCCCGTTGATGGTGTCGAAATTGTGCCGGTGGCCGCTGTCGGCCTTGCTCGCCGGGTTGAAGTTGCCTTCATGGAACAGCGCATAAGCGACGTTGCCCATCGACCAGCCGCCGACCTTGAGGCGGTTATCGGTATCGAGACCGAAAAACACGCCGAACGCACCCGCACGCAAGAACGAAATCGCCGCGGCGGTCGAGGCATTGCTCTGCGCGCGGAAGGTGGAGCGCGCGTAGCTGGCGATGCTGGTGTTATCCGCAATGAGAGGGGAATCGATGCCGCCACCCATGAGGCCGCCCGCGCGCGGCAGGAAGGTGTCATTGCTCCACGATTCGAGGGCGAGCGCGCCCATGTCGGTCGTGTCCACGGTCGCGCGCAGCTTGCTGCCACTCCAGCCGAGATAGAGCTTGTTGGTCGCTTGGCCTACGCCGCCGCCCTGCTGCACGGGGACAAAGCCCAGCGCATCCTGTTTGCTGGCCGGCGTGAAATTGCCGCCGTGCCAGATCGCGAACGTGGCGCTGTCGCGGCGGCGCTGGAAACGCAGATCGGCCCAAGCTCGCAGCGTCAGACAATCGTCGGGCAGGGTCTTGCTGAACCCGAAATTCGGATCGCCATTGACCGACAGCGAACCGGCCAGGGTGACCTCGGCCAGTCCCTCATGCACCACGCGCCAGGCCGTCTGCCCAAACGACCAGCCGCCGAACCTCAGGGCGTTGTCGGTATCGAGGCCCAGATGCGCGCCGAACTGACCCTCACGAATAAAGGAAAGCACCGCCGACGCGCCGATGTTCCCGGCATTGGAAATCTGCAACGGGACGTTGCGGCTGTTACCCGTCGAGTCGATGTGTGCGATATCGGGCGGCGCGCCGGACTGAAAGATCGTGCGGGCCGTGCTGTTGGCCGCCCCGAGCTTGATTGCCGCATCGAACGCGGCGGTAATCTGCGAGGGCGTGGCCTTGCTGTCCAGCGCGGCCTGCAGGTTGTTCACGTCGCCGATCGCATGCGAATGCGCCGAGGGCGCGAAGGTGACCGGCTTGCCGCTGACTTCGGTCCACGCCGGCCAGCGCGTCGCCGTCACCGGGATATTGTCGAGCGTCGTCCAGTCGGTGCGATGCGGCGAGGCCGGGAAGGTCACCGGTACGCCGGTCAAATTGTCCCAGCTGCGGTAATACGCGCCGTGCTGGCCGTCGAGCAGATCGGCATCGAGACCGTTGCCGGCGCCCTCGTCCTTCAGCGCGGCACCTTTCAGGGCCAGCGCGGTGCGGAAGGCGGCCGCGGTCGCGAGCGCCAGCAGGGTCTTGCCGAAGTCGGTTGGTGCATTCGTGCCGAGGCGCGTGTCGAGGGTGCTTTTCAGGCTGCGCGGCGTGATGGCGCGCTGTGCATCGCGACCGCTGCCGGCTTCCTCGTCGGTCGCCAGCTCCACCACGCCGAGGCGTTCGGTGGTCGCGGCCGGGTTGCTGAAATTCGTATCGCCGAAGGTGAGCGCGCTCGCCGCCATGTCTGCGAACTGCACATCCAGTGCGAGTTGCAGCATGGCCTGCGCGGACTTCTCCACGATCACGTCCGCCTGCCCGTAGGACGCCAGCAAGGTGCCGTCCTCCAGGTAGAAGCCGAAGCCGCGCACGCTATAGACGTCGCTGCCGTCATCGCGAATGGTGACGTGCAGCGTATCGGCGGCGGTCGCGCCACCGGCAATGGACGCCAGTCGCTTGATTTCGGCAGGAAGCGGCTGGCCCGGCGCGAAGGCGGTCGCGGTGACACCGGCCGAGGCGACGCGGACTGCATTCGTGCCATCGCCGGCAAGATTGCGCAGGGCCGCACGACCGGCCGGGGTGAGGACGAGTCGCAGGGCCATCTAGGCCACCTCCGCGAACTGCAGGCGGGCGTAGGCGAGCGGACGCGCGACGGCGATCACGCCGCACGCGCCGATGGCCTGGAACCCCTGGGTGAAGGTGAAGTGCGCGCGGGCCGGCTTGGTGCGGCGAATCTCGGCGATCACATCATCGACGTATTGCGCGGACGCTTCCGTGCCATCGTGGCCGGACAGGGTCAGCACCAGCTCGAAGGTGCCGGGCGGTCCCTTGGGCTCGGTCTGCCACCATTCGCGCACGGTGACCAGGCCACCGAACGCGGCGACCACGTCGCGCACGGCCTGCGCCGTCCCCTTGCGTCGCGCGATATCGATCGCCTGCCGCACGCGGGCGCGCTTGACCGACTCGGGCCAGTAGGATTTCCAGCTATCGACGGCCAAGGCCCAGGCGAGCCATGGCAGCAGCGGCAGCGGAATCGTGTCCGGGTTCCACAGCGTGCCGATCGGTGTCGGTATATCCAGCATCTCAGCGATCAGCTGGGCGAGTGCGCGTTCCAGCGACGTGGCGTTCGGCGGCAGGAGGTTAGGCATGGATGCCGCCGTAGTGCAGGACGACGCTCGCGCAGTACGGTGCCTGCGTGTCATCGATGGCGATATCCGCTGCGGGCGAGGTCAGTTCGACTCGCTGGATGCCGGCGACGTGCAAGGCGGCATAGATGCCGGACAACGTGATATCGCGGCCCATGCGGCGGCAGTCGCTGCGGTAGCGATCGGCATTGGCCTGCGCCGCGGCCATCGCAATGTCGGGATCGGGGCCGGCGAATGACCACAGCGTGGCCTCGATCGTGAATGGCACGATGGTCGCCGACTGCACGCGCACGTAATCGGTCAGTGGACGGACGCGGTCCGCGTTAAGCGTTCGCGCCACGGTGTCGAGTAGTTCGGACGAAGCGGTGCCATCGCCGCGCCAGGACAGCACCGACACCACCACTTCGCACGGCGCCGGGCTGGTCACGCCCACATCGAGCACATCGCCCGAGGCGCTGCGCGCATGGAAGCGATAGGCATCATCGGGACCGGCCACCGAAAAGCCGGCCGGCGCCAGCGTGAAGCGCTCGCGCAGATCGTCGTCGGCTTCCTCCACCGCATCGATACCGAGCGCAGGCTGTGCCGGCGTCAGGGTCAGTCGTTTGACGCCGAGGAAGGCGACCAGGTTGTCGAGGTCCGACTTGGCGGCGGTGGCGATAAAGCAGGCGCGGGCATCGTCGTTCTTGCGCTGACGTTCGACCATGACGACATAGGCCAGCGTTTCCAGCAGCTTTTGCAGCGGGTCGGATTCAACCTCGGCGTCGTAGGCGGGCCACAGGGTCTTGAGGCGAGCCTTGGCGTTGGCGAGCAGCGTCTCGACGTCGAGGGTTTCGACCACATCGGGCGGCGGCAGCTTGCTGAGCTGGATCGCATCCGTCATGCGGTGCGGCCCGATAGGTCGAGCGGTACACGCAACGCGAGCGCGGTGCCGGTCGCAGCGATCGCGCCGGTAAGGTCTAGTTGCCAGCGGCCACGCTTGGCATCCAAGGCAATCAGCGCGACGCGCTGCAGGGTGATGCGCGGCTCCCAGCGCAGCAGCGCAGTGGCGGTCGCGGCGATGAGCTGGACGCGCGTGGTGGCGTGCGCCGGTGCATCGATCAGGTCCGGCAGCTGGCTGCCGTAGTCGCGCCGGCCGAGCCGGGAACCCAGCGGCGTGGTCAGCAAGTCAGCAATCGATTGCGCGAGATGCGCCGTGCCGTCGATGACCTTGCCGGTGGCGCGATCCATGCCGATCACGGCAGCGGCTTCCCGCTGATGCCGCTACCGGGCTGCACCTTGGCGTGCGAGTGATTCGTGAGGCTGATCGTGCCGGCCCTCACATCGCCGTCGCTGGTTACATCGCCCGAGGCATGCGCTGTGCCATCAATGGCGAGGTCGCCGGTGATGCGCACGTTGCCGTCGATCGACACGCCGGCCGGTGCGGTCAGGACAACCGTGCCGCCCGAGGGCAGCGAGACGGTCAGCGCATGGCGATCCGGGTCGTAACTCAGGCGCGCGCCATCGGCGAAGGCGAGCATGGTGTTGCTGCGGGTCGCGCCGTCCGGCGGCGGCGCATGGTCGGCATGGAGCGCCGGCAGCACGAAGCCGGCGGCGAGGTCGCCGTGCGGAGAGAACACCACGACCTGTTCGCCTACGCTCGGCGGCGACCACCACGACACGGTACCGGCGCGAGCGGTGCACCACGGCAGCGGCTGCGTCAGCAGCGAGCCAATCGCGACGCGGACACGCGGCGGATCGACTTGGACGGCGGCGACGGTGCCGTAACGAATGAGGTTGGAAAGGATGCGCGGGACGTCATCGGACATGCGCGCCATGCTGCGCAGGGATGTGATCCTGCGCAGCTGAGGCGTGTTCTGCCGGTGTCGTTATAGAACCGCGGCTCGAAAAGCCGAGAGGAAGGGCTTACGGATTTTGTGGCAATTGAGGCACAAAGTGATTACCGCATTCCCCCTTGGACTCGCACGCATCCGCCGATAGGACCGTCGCGCTTGAGGCCTGAGCATGGTTGCCGCATTCCCCCTTGGAGTCGCAGGAATCGAGGGTCGATAGCTGTGATGGCGCAGTAGCGGCGGTGACCACTTGCCATAGGAAACCACCGGCCTGCGGCGTCATCAGGAGGGACAGTCGGCCATTCCGATAGACCACTTGGCTGCCAGCCGCATTCGCCTGACTTTGTGCTGCCTTCAATGTAGAAACACGTTGGCTATCGACGCCCATCGGCAAGACCAGAACCTGATCGCCGGCGGTCGCGAACGCGGCATGCACCGTGCCGGCGGCGTCGTTGACTTGCACGTAATCAACGTTATCGCGGCGGTACACATAGACATGCCAGGGCGCGCTTGCGCTGACGTCCTGCGCATGCGGCCAGCTCTGACCGAGGTCAGTCGCGGGAGCCGCCGCCGTGGCAGACAAGGCGACAAAACATAGGCCCATCAGGGCGGCCAAGCGGTATTGGGTGATGCATTTGATATAGAACATGGGGAACCCCTTCGTCATCGATCAATACGGGGCCGATGTTCTCTCGACGTCATGCAGCAGCAGCGATAGCCGGGTGCCGTCTGCGGTGGGCCGTGAACGCGCGGCGCCGCGGTAAATACGGGTCCGGCTGCGGATATCCTCCACTCCGCGGCCGTTGGCGCCCAGGCGTTCGCGGAACTGCTGACACTCCGCATGCGATGGCATCGGCCCCTCGCGGTTGCGGGCATGAGAACCATCCATTTGCAGCACTGCCCAATGCCTGCTGCCCGTCGTGCCGGTGCGGATGCGCACCGTTACATGCGTCAGAAAAGCCTGTTCAAAGATGTAATTCGCTGCCTCGCAGGCCAGACGATACAGGGCCAGCTGCGCGCTGGGCGACAGGTCCGTCAGGGGTATGCCCCGGAGTTCGCAGATATAGGGCACCGTCTCACGGCTGAAGGCTTGCGCGATCGTGCCGTGCTGCAGGACGAAGGCCAGGCCATTCCTCGCCAATCCACGCGGATGGATGCCATCGGCCAATTGGAAGATTTCGTGCTGTGTCGCCACCGCTTGCTTCTGGAAGCCGCGTTCCTCGCCCATGGGTAGCAAGCGATTCAGGCGCGTGATCAGGCGGTCGTGGGCGTAACGGACTGAGTCACCGATATCCTCGACGCGATCCGCCACTTCCTGCAGACGCAGCTCGCTGAGGTAAAAACCTTCCTGCGCGACCTGCAGGGCCAGACGGCCTTCCAGCCGTTCCTTTTCCTCGCGGGTGTGCAGACTGGTGATACGTGCACCCAGCATCATCAGCATGCTGATCGTGAACGCCATGAAGACTTCGGCTTGCATCGTCACGGGGTCATGCGGAGCGGGCAACACGATCGCAATCGCGATGCTGGCCAGCGCGCCACCGATCGCCGCGCCGCGCCAGCCATGCCGCATCGCCAGGGCCGCGACAGGAAGGAACATGGCGAAACGGGCAGCTTGACCGAGTTCACCTTTGACAAACGCCGCGATCCACATCAGCAGAAGCAAGCTAGGCAGTAGGAGAGCCACGCTATCCATGACGAGACGGCTGGCCGAGAGGCGCGCCCACCATGTTGGGCGGGGGAATGCGTGAACCGCCTGCCACACCATCAAGGCGATCGGGACAATGGTCAGAGCGCCCAGGTACTGACCGATGAAATAGCGAGGCAACCATTCCAGGCCAATCGGTTTCTGGCCGGGAGCGTCCGGGGTGACCCACACGAGGAAGAAATTGAAGCTCGCCAGCACGAGCGACACCAGAAAAGTGCACAGCATGAATCCGCCCATGCGGATCTGTTGCTGAGGGCCGAGCACCGCAAGACGCTGACGAGCCCACCGCACGATCGGCATGGCGATCACGCTCGGCGGAAAGAGACTGACGAACGCATAGACCGGCCCGAGCACGGCATAACAGTCATACGCACTTTTCGCCAAACCCATCGATTCGCCAATCGCGAGCGCCGGCCAAAAACGATAGGGCAGCAGAAGCAGGCAGGTCAGTCGCAACCCGGCAGGCAATAGCCAGAAGGAAAACGACACATGGAGCAGGGTGCTATAGCTGGCGAAGTACAAAACGACTACAAGGGCATCTTGAAGCCAAGGCCATTTTTTAATGTTCAAGCGCATTCCTTTTGCTCCACGTATTTGCCGCTGTTTGACTTGCTCCGATCGTCAAATCAAAAGACCCGCAAACCCATCGGCGCAGCTTAGAGCGCATCCAAGTTCGAGAGCTTGTTACAGACTGTGTCAGCTTAACGTCCAAGGTAGGCGTATTTTGCCAACTTGGACACAGATGATGCGATTCACCCAAGGAGTAGATACGCTAGATGTAACTATCTCAGATGAATTTTATAGACCGATTTTGCTTGGTAACTTTGAGGAAGGTACAGCGAGCTAATACCAAGTTGCTTTGAACAGGATGGATGAGGATGACGACGGAAGCTGAAGCGCTGAACAATATTCTTACGTGGTCCGCGGATAGTCCGGGCTGGCAGCGTGACGCGTTACGCAGGCTTGTGACGACGCAGCCTCCGTTGGATGCGGCTCAGATTGACGAGCTGGTTGCCATCTGCAAGGGACGCAACCCGGCCGTGCCATTGGATGCCACTCATCTGCGCGGACCTAGCGGTGGCCAAGGCGAAGTCTATTTGCGACAGCTACATAGCGTTCGACACGTCAACGCATTGGCCCCAGACCAACGGCTAACGCTCCACCGCGTGGGCATGACGATCATCTATGGCGACAATGGATCTGGCAAATCCGGTTATGCGCGCATCCTGAAGAATGCTTGCCGTGCTCGGATGGCAGGACGCTTCGAGGAAGTCATGCCCGACATTTTTGACCCCGCGCCGGGTACGCCAACCGCCATGATTGAGTACACGGTTAGGGGCCAAAATCGCTCCTGCGCCTGGCAATTTGGACAGGCCGTTGATGCTGCGCTATCGGCTGTCAGTGTTTTCGATTCTCGAACAGCCAACATCCACGTCGATGAAATGAACGACGTGGCTTACACGCCTTTCCCGCTTAAGTTACTTGGCTTGTTGGCCCAGCTGTGCAAATCGGTTAAAGAAAAGCTTGCTGCCGAAATTGCCCAAATAAAGATGCAGACACCTCAAAGTATTAAGGTGCCTAGCTGCAATCCCGCGACCCCCGTGGGCAGATTTATGGCTAGGCTTGCAGCCGACACCGATCTCGTCAGACTCGAAATATTAGGAACGCTTAGCCCGGTTGAGCAGGACCGATTAGTTCAACTAACGGCGGATTTGGCGGGCGATCCCGTTCGTACGGCTCGACCACTTATCGCTCTAAAGGCCAAGGTCGAGGGGCATATTGCTCAACTCGATCGATTGTTTGCTTCGATAGCGGCTGATGCTGCCAGCTACTTGCGCCGGCTTTCGGGGGATAGCGATACCGCGCGACAAGCGGCGGAAGCCGCATCCGGGGTGCTTTTCCGTGATGATCCGTTGCCGCAGATCGGATCGGAGGTTTGGAAGGCGCTATGGGAAAGTGCGCGGGCCTTTTCCGACGAAGATGCCTATCCCGAGCGGCATTTTCCCGTGACCGATCCCGGCAGCGTTTGCGTGCTTTGCCAGCAGGCATTGACTCCCGATGCCGCCGACCGTCTCAACCGCTTCGAGGCTTTTGTGCGCGACGATAGCCAACAACGCGCTGAGGTTGCGCGTAGCGCATACGATACGGCCCTCGCAGTGTTCGAGGGGCAGGCTCTTTCGATGGCTGAGCTCAGGGCCATCGTAGCAACGATACGCGACGAGTTGCAGCAAGATGCACTAGCGATCGAGGTCCGAAGTGCAGCCCTACGCGCCATGTGGCTTCGTCGCCAGATCAGGCGGCAACACAAGAACTCCAATGTTCCCTTGGGAGCACAAGTTGCTCCGTATCCGCGTCAGGCGCTGTCCGATCAAGCCGTAGCTATGAGCACTAGGGCCAGCGGGCTCTCCGCCGATGCGGGCTCCCAGGTTCGCGCCGCGCTGCTCTCTGAAAAAGCCGCGCTGGCGGATCGTCAATGGCTTGGTGGCATCAAGGGCGATGTCCTTGCCGAGATTGGTCGCTTAGGACAAATCGCTGAACTTGAGGCGGTCCAGCGCGACACTGTCACCAACCGTATCACCATCAAGAGCACGGAGATTGCACAAGCATTGGTGACGGATGCGCTTCGCACGCAGTTCGCACTTGAAGTGGCAAACCTCAAGATCGCCGACCTTGCCGTCGAGTTGCGCCAGCAAAATAGCGCTCAGGGTATTCCTCGTTTCAAGGTCGCGCTGACTCGAAAACCAAATGCCGC